TCAGACGATCACGCCCTGGCTGCGCAGGTAGTCGTCATAGCTGCCGCTGAAGTCGGTCACGCCGTTCTCGCCCAGCTCGATGATGCGGGTAGCCAGCGAGGAAACGAATTCGCGGTCGTGGCTGACGAAGATCAGCGTGCCCGGATAGTTGTCCAGCGCCAGGTTCAGCGCCTCGATGGACTCCATGTCCAGGTGGTTGGTCGGCTCGTCCATCACCAGCACGTTGGGACGCTTGAGGATCAGCCGGCCGAACAGCATGCGGCCCTGCTCGCCGCCGGAGATCACTTTTACCGACTTCTTGATCTCGTCGTTGGAGAACAACATGCGGCCGAGGGTGCCGCGCACCAGTTGTTCGCCGCCCTGGGTCCACTGGGCCATCCAGTCGAACAGGCTCATGTCGTCGGCGAAGTCGTCGGCATGGTCCTGGGCGAAATAGCCGACGTCGGCGCTGTCGGTCCATTTCACCTCGCCGCCGTCCACCGGCAGGTCGCCGACCAGGCAGCGCAACAGGGTGGTCTTGCCGATGCCGTTGGGGCCGATGATGGCGACGCGCTCGCCGGCCTCGACCTGGAGGCTCAGGCCTTTGAACAGCGGCTTGCCGTCATAGCCCTTGCTGATGTTTTCCACGGTCACCGCCTGGCGGTGCAGCTTCTTGTATTGCTCGAAGCGGATGAACGGGCTGACCCGGCTGGACGGCTTGACCTCTTCCAGCTGGATCTTGTCGATCTGCCGGGCGCGGCTGGTGGCCTGCTTGGCCTTGGAGGCGTTGGCCGAGAAGCGGCTGACGAAGGATTGCAGCTCGGCGATCTGCGCCTTCTTCTTGGCGTTGTCCGACAGCAGGCGCTCGCGGGCCTGTTCGGCGGCGGTCATGTACTCGTCGTAGTTGCCCGGGAACAGGCGCAGCTCGCCGTAGTCCAGGTCGGCCATGTGGGTGCAGACGCTGTTCAGGAAGTGGCGATCGTGGGAAATGATGATCATGGTGCTGTTGCGCGCGGTGAGCACGCCTTCCAGCCAGCGGATGGTATTGATGTCCAGGTGGTTGGTCGGTTCGTCGAGCAGCAGCACGTCCGGGTCCGAGAACAGCGCCTGGGCCAGCAGTACGCGCAGCTTCCAGCCGGGAGCGACGGCGCTCATCGGGCCGAAGTGCTGCTCCAGCGGGATGCCCAGGCCGAGCAGCAGCTCGCCGGCGCGGGACTCGGCGGTGTAGCCGTCGAACTCGGCGAACTGGACTTCCAGCTCGGCTACCGCCATGCCATCTGCCTCGCTCATTTCCGGCAGGGAGTAGATGCGGTCGCGCTCGGCCTTCACCGCCCAGAGTTCCTCGTGGCCCATGATCACCGTATCGATGACGCTGAAGTCCTCGTAGGCGAACTGGTCCTGGCGCAGCTTGCCCAGGCGCACGTTGGGTTCCAGCATGACCTGGCCGGCGCTCGGCTCCAGGTCGTTGCCGAGGATCTTCATGAAGGTCGACTTGCCGCAACCGTTGGCGCCGATCAGGCCGTAGCGGTTGCCGTTGCCGAACTTGACGGAAACGTTCTCGAACAGCGGCTTGGCGCCGAACTGCATGGTGATGTTAGCTGTAGATATCAAGGCATTGTCCTGCGGGGCTTTGCGAGATGGTTACGCGCTTTCCTCTGCTTCCTGTACCAATTCCGTACCAGTTTTAACCCTGGTCTGTAGCTTCTCCAGCTCGCTCCAATCCGAGGCGGAGTTAAGCCACTTGGCATAAGTCGATAGCAGCATCTGCACGCTGTGGCCTAGCTGCCCAGCGATAAACGCAGGGTTCATGCCAGCCATCAGGCACATGGTTGCGTATGTGTGGCGGGTGTCATACTGCCGGCGCCTTCTGATGGATAGAGCATCAAGCGCGGCGTGGAAGTGCTTTATGGTAACACTTGGCTCCTTGATCCACAGCCCGCCTTTGCTGGGCGGGAATACGAACGGGCTGACTGCGAACTCCGAGACGGATGCGACCTGCTTCAGGCGCGCAATCCGCTTGGCCTCTGCCAGGGCATTTAAGGCACGATCATTGAGCAGCACGTCGCGCTCATGCTTGGTCTTTACTCGCTCCTCGATCCCGCGATCTATGACGATCCGGCACACATGAATACGTCGTGCCTCTTCGTCTACCTCATCCCATCGAAGGGCGAACGCCTCTCCAGGCCGAAGACCAGTGAAGAACAGGAATTCGTACAGTGCGGCGTAGATCCTAGAGTACTTCCCTAGGGTCGCGTACAGGTGCTGGATGATGCGTTCTGCCTCGTCCCTGGTGAATGGATCTACCAGTTTCTTAGACACCCGCGGCTTCTCAAGGGGCGCCATCGGGTTCTTCTTGATCAGGCCGTCTTTCACAGCGGAATCTAGGATCGTCGACAGCTTGAACATCGCGTTTCGCTTCACGCCTGGCGACGTCCACTCGATGCTGCTGATGATTCGGCGCAAGAGGGTAGGCGTGATTTGATCAAGCCGGGCTACTGCTAGATGCGGCATCCAGTATTGGTTGAGGATGCTCTTGTAGTTCTTCCGTGTCCCAAGCACAATCTCTCGGCTGTCTAGCCAGAGTTGAGCATGCTCACCGAACAGAGGGATTTGGCTGCTGACCGATTCCGCAATCGCAGACCCTGGGAAGAACTCTGCATACTTGGCTTCATCCATGATGCCAAGCTTGATTGCCTGGACTACCTGATCTCTAAGACCGGATGCAGTCTTAATCCCTTTTTGCGTCGCGGGATAGGGGAGTGTTTCGCACTTCCTTGTTCCGTTCCACATGAAGCGGATACGGATAGAGTTGCCGATGACTTCCACCCCGGTGGGCATACCCAAAGGCTTTCGAGCCATTCGTCGTATCTCCGTCGACTGTAGATTATTTTCCCGTTGACCTTGTTCCAGACGCCTTCTGGAATCTGTCCCTTTGACCGTCTGGTTTGTAGGGCGCGGTAGGTTATCCCAAGCAGCGCCGCCATGACCTGTTCGGGCACCTTGTCTTCGTACTCGATTTGCTCTGCGGTACTCATAGGCAATACCTCTCCGCCCCAGCTATTGCCGGGGAGGGCATGATGGTAGGATTTAGACGCCCAGCCGGGTTAGCTCAGGGAGAGCTAGTGGCGCCCGGCTGGGCTTACAGCAACCGTCTGATCATTAATTTTCTTATAAATCATGTGCTTATGTGTGATAGCACTAAGAAAATGAGTAAGACCGTCGGCAACCCGAGCAGCATGGTCTTCATGTAGCCCTTCATGACTCCGTTCCAGAACGGGCTCACTCCCCACCACCTGCCTTCCTGCGCTGATTCGCTCTGATCCTCTGCGCTTTTTTCTTGGCCTCGTCTCGGCTATCTGCCTCTATGCGAAACACTTCACACAGCGCATAGTCTGGATCATCTGGACTGCCTCCAGTGCTCCAGCTTCCGTCTGGGAAGCGGGCAACGGTCCATACTAGTTTCATTCCCCACCTCCCATCGACTTGCCGATCTCTGCGGCGGCTTCGGTGATTGCCAGCCTTGTCGCTGCCATCTCGCCTAGCTTTTCCCAATAGATCGCGCAGTATTCGTGACCTGCTTGGTTCGATACCAGGGTCCATTGGTTTTCTCGGTCCGGAGTGACTACAAGTCCGCGCTTCACAGCCAGCCTCAGCGCGTCGCCGTCGTCCTTCAGAGGGTTCCAGGTGGCCCGGTTATCCCAGCCGCTTCCATCGTTCAGAGGGCGCGCCATAGTTTCCCAGAACTCGGACCACGTGTATCCAACCCCCGCCGCCCGCGCCGCCAGTTCGAGTAGTTCGCGGTCGTTCATTTCTTGGCTCCTTCTATGGCTGCGTCGATTGCAGCGTCGAGGTGTTCTCCGAATAGATGCGATGTGCGGTTACGAACCACCACAACTCCGCGCTCCTTCTGCCGCAATGCGCGATACCGCGCAGCATCCTTCGCCATGCGCCGAATCTGCTCTGGAATGCTGACATTGCCGCCGTCTGGAGGGTCCATGTAGTAGGTACCGGGGAGGGCGCTTGCGCATTGACTAAGCTCTGCCTCCAGCCGCTCAACCTCGGCAATCAGCCAGAGAACAACATCCGGAGAGGTCGCCACCATGAACTCCTGATCAACGTGGAACTCCGGGAAAGCATCTACGGATGAGGCCTTGTACCAGTCGCCTTTGTCGCGCGCCCGCTCCGCCAGCTCCTTCAGCTTGTTGGTGTCGGTCATTGCTTTTTCTCCAAGTGCTTATGAATCAGCCATTGGAGGAAGCTGCCCAAAATGCAAAGCACAAGCAGCACAGGGCCAAGGCCAACGATGTACCCGAGCGCGGCGCCAAGCCTCATCTCTAGGACGAAGATGAACCATTGGCTGATGGCAATTCCAATGGATGTCCCAAGCACGCAATATGCGAGCATCTTCAAAAACGTCTTCATGGCGCCACCTCGATTCCGGCTTGCTGGAGGGCTTGAGTGATCCGGTCAGTCGCATAGCAGTAGCCGGTATCGAAGTTGTCACGGCAGGAGTTCTGCCAGTCACGTTGACAGTCCTCGATGCCGTCGTCCGGCAACTCCACCCTCAGAGCCGCGCGGCTGGCTTTCCAAGTCTCCCAATCCCATTGAATGTGCTCGTACTCGTACCGGCCATCAGCCTGTATGGAGAACAGGCCATCGCCAAAGTCGTCGTAATCAGTAGACCAACGCACTTTCGCGTGCGCTTCAAACTCGTCTCTCACTGCTTGCTCCATCTGCTCAACTCCTGTCCTTTCAACTCGGTCTGCCTGTAGAGTTCCTGCATATCCCCGACGACCCGGAAGATTCCCAGGACGAAGAGAACGATGACTATCACTGCCAATATGGTTTCGTTGTCGTTGTCCACGGTTGGTCCTCCGGGGGCGGATGCGTTTGTTTCGTTGTTGGGTGTCGATGCCGTGATTCCGGCATCGGTATCAGTCGCCCGCCGCTTTGGCGATTAGGTGCATGAGCATTTCGCGCAGTTGCTCGCGCTCGAGCACCTGGCCGGTCTTTGCGTACTCGTCGGCTTGGCTCAGGATCGCGTCGATCTCGATGTTGAACATCGGCGAGAGCACGTCTGGCTCACACTGTTCGAGCAGCAACTGGATTGCTCGGGTCGGGTGCGCCATCGTGATCCCGAGCCAGTTGTAGGCCGAGGCAGTGCGGTAGTAGCGGAGGCCGGCGATCTCATGTCGGCGCGGCGGGCGGAAGGGTTTCGTGCGCATATTCAATCCGGGTAGTGGGTAGCCCATTATCCGAATTGCTGTATATGCGTACAGTGGTTGGCGATGGGTGGCTATGCCTGCTCGCTCAGCAGGGCGCGGAGTTCGTTGCGAGCTACGACGTAATCAGCATGCGAAAGCAGTGGCTCGCACAGCCTGCGCAAAAGCCCCTCGCTGACCACTACATGGCCCGCTGGAATAACTGCCAACTCCCGCACTTCATAGCCTGGCCAGTCCTGAGGGTTTGCTCTGACCATGTCGTGGTGCTCCTTGGAGCAGGGGCGCCATTCTCCCGGATGGCTTGTGAAGAACGAGTAGTACCGCTTCATCTCACCCATTGCTAACTCTCCGTATCAAGTAGCGCCCGGCATACCGGGCAGTCCGGATCGCGTGCTTCGTGCCCCTCAAGGCAATCGGGGCACAGTCCGTTGTTCATGTGCTTGACTTTCCCGGTAGCGGACCTGCGGAGCGTGTCGAGCGCTGATTCGCTGACCGTCAGGCCGTTGAGGCGCGCCAGTTCGTCGAGGCAGGCGTTAAAGCCGTCCGTCTTCAGGTTCTCAGCGGTAGGCAGCAGGCCTCCCCATTGCCGGCGCTCCGGCACAACCACCACCCCTGCGCGCAGGGCTTCTAGGTCTTGCTCGACAACATCCCGTTCGCGCATAGCTTTCAAGCACATGCGCCTGCTCTCGTCGGCGACATGTTTGAGATCCTCGATGTGCGCCCCGATCATCCGACCAATGTCATCCGGCTTGTCTGGGAATCGTGCGCGGTCTTCGAGAAGGCGCGCGACTTCCTCCCTTAGCGCCTGGGCCTCGGCTTCGAGCTTGGCGTAGTCGGCATCCGCGACGTGACCCTTCACAGCGCCGCAGTCCGGGCATTGCAGCGCGCCGAAATCCCAAGCTTCGTGCGAGCAGTTACTCATGACCTACCTCCTTGCTGACCGACTTGTTCCAGGCATCTACCAAGCCTTCGCCGGTGAATGCCTGAACTGAGTGGTTGCACTTCGGGCAGTGCAAAGAGAGGTATCCCTCTTTATGCCTGATCCCAGCTAGGGCGCCGTCGTAGCCACATTTGCAGGGCTTCAACGTATCCATCACACCCCCTCCTTGCCGGGCGCGGCGGCGAGCAGGCCGCACACGTCCACCAGCATCATGGACATGTTGGCCACGTCGGCGGCGTACTCGACGATGCCCGCCGCGTCGTTGTCCTTTGTCGCCTTCTGGAGCTTGGCCAAGTGGTAGTAGATTTCCAGCAGGGCAGTCCTGCGGTCCATTTGCAGCCAGCCGGGGCGGTCTCCTTTCCCGGCGTTGGCGTGCAGCTCATGCTCCATGCTTTTCAGGAACGGCAGCAGCACATCATCGTACTTGCCCGGCACGCTGTGCTGAGCCTGGGTGGTTTGTGCAGCCAGTTCCACGGCAGTGTCACACCCTGGTTCAGTGGTGAAGACTGCATTCTGCGCAGCTTTCAGCCTCTCCATTGCGAGAGAAATGGACCGGTCATAAATTTCTTTGTTGTCTGACTTGTCGCGGTCGCTGCGCATCCTATCAATGTCGCGTTCTACATAACAAAGAAGCGAATTCAGCAATGACCTAAGTCCTGCGACTTCGGCCAGGGCGGCGTCGCGCTCTGCTTTCACTGAGCGCAGTAGTTCGCGCTGACCTGCCTGATTCTCCGCACGCCATTCGAGTGCTTCGCGAAGTTGATCAGCCTTAGCCCGCAGCGCCCCGACGATGCGGGCGTGCTGGGCGACGGTCATCAGCTTTTCAGGGTCGTAAAATTCACCGCCCTCCTTGTCGCAATCGCCAGCGACAGCAAATGCCTTGAACCCTATGACGTTATGAACTTTCTCATTCGGCGTGAACAGGGTTGCAACGATCTCCGGCCGCTCCGCCTCTGCCTGCTCGGGCTTTGCGTCGGAAGACAGCTCTACTAGGTTTTCGCTCAGCACCTTCGAGAACTCCGTGCCAAGCGGTTCGAAGCACTGTTCGCGAAACGCTTGTAGCCGCTCGATGCGTTCCGCCTCTTTCTCAGGAGTGGACTCGAACTCGTACAGCCGCTGGGCGGCTTCGACTACCAGACGAGACGACACGCCGGCGCTGAAGCGAATGGCTCCTACCTGGGCAGGCTTTTCCAGCTTCGGCCAGTGCTGCTCGGCCTGCGCCGGGGAGGGTTGCGCCAGGGCGGCGCGTAGGTCTGCAATCTCTGCCGCCATGTGCTCAACCAGCAGCGCGTCCGGCCAGAAGCCAGGGTCGCTGTTGGGATGCGCCGCCAAGATTCGTTCACGCCAGCCAATCACGCGCTCATCCCCGCCTGCCTGCTCTACCGCAGGATGTGCCGGGCACGGATGGACGAGGGAGCCGTCGCCAGAAGGGCAGCTGCATTCATTCGCTTTGTTCATGGGAGCTTTCTCCAGGCCTCGGTTTCGAGGTCAGAAACGGTTATCAGTCGGCGCCGGCGCTCGATGTTTTCGAGTTGCAGGACATCGCCCAGGCTGTCGATGACGACCCAGTGAATGCCGGTGGGAATGTGCAGGTAGCGTGCTGGCGCGGGGGAACAGAGGGCGTTTATGCGGCGGACTGCGGGGCTTTCGTCGAATGGCATGGCTCATCCTCCGGGTAGACCCGAACGCCATCGGCGCCCTGGGACTGGTTGATCGCCATCTGCTTAACCGCTCTCGCGATGCGCAGAATGTCGTCCGGCGTCATAAGCTGGCTTTCTTCAGGCCAGCCGGTGACCGTCACACCGCAAGGGCGGTGATTCGCTGTTAGCTGGTGCATGGGGTTATTCCTGTTCGGTCAGGGGTGGCAGACTTCGACGACGCGGTGATAGTCGCCACGGAAGGGCATTGCCTTGTAACCCTGGTTCATGGGGTAGATTCCCCAGGACTGGCGAGAGCAGGCCGCCATCATCGCCGCGTACTTGATGACCTCGATGACGTCTTTCTTGATGTGCATGACATGGCCCTCATGCACTCATCGCCGATTTGATCTGCGCTGAGTGGCTGCGGCTGACGGGTATCCAGTTCTCGGTTCCGAGCAGTAGTACCTCGCCGGCTTGGCTGTCATCAGGTCGGGTTTTGAACATGCTGATCAGCGAGCGTCGGACTAGGGCTTTCCGGTGGGCGCGGATGAACTCGTCGGCGAACTCAGTCTCCAGAGCCTTAAGCGTTTCGTTCAAGACAAGTACGCCATCCGGGTAGTACGCGATGACGTACTTGTCTTCGGCGACGAAGTGGGTGATCTGCGAGACGGAGATTGCCTTGGAGTGCTTGCCGCAGGTGGCTTTGAGTACGGTTCTCATGCTGCCTTCTCCCGTAACTTTGCCTCGTACTCGTCGACAAGCAGCTTGAACGACCACAAGTCGGACTCAAGTTCCTCGATGTAGTCGTCGTCGCGCTTGAACTCTCGCCACCAGAGTTGACGGCCTACAGGCTCCAGCGCAGGGCAGTACATGCCGACGTGCCAGAACTTGCGGCCAGTGATCCACATGCATCCTTGAACCTGATCCATGATTCCGCTGGCGTCGTTGTCGATGTGGAAGGCGCGAAGCTTCTCCGGGGCGAGGAAGCACTTGTACTCGCTGCCGCCATCCTCGCCGATCAGTCCGTCAGCGCTGGCTCCGAACATGCCGTCGTCGGTTGTCACGAAGCCGGCGCGCTGGATGATCAGGCCTGTCTGAATCTCGTGCTCCATGCGGGCCTCTGGTTCCAGTTCGTGACCACGCTTCATCTGCCAGGTCTCGAATCCTCCATCTAGCGGCTGCCCGCTGATACGCTCAACGGCCAGCTTGAAGGCGTAATCCAGAGCGGCGGAAGTCGGCTGGCCTTTGTTGGCGCCAGATTTAAGCCTTGCGCGGGCATCGCCGAACATACTGGCGGTGATGCACCCGGCCCTGGCCTGGTGCCATTCGGGGCTTCCTTGGTCGCAGGTGATAATAATCATTTCTCTGTCCCCTCAAGAGCCTTGCCACGTTCGGCCGCAGCCGCTTTAACGCGCTCATAGCCAGTCGTGTCGCCGGCCGCGCGAAGCACCCCGACAGCCGCCTTCCAGATCGCGGCGAGTTCGTCCTTATCCTTGGCCTCGTCAATGCGCTCCAGAATGTCGATAACGACCTGCTGATCCAGAGCGGGCTGCTGCGATACGGCGTTGAACGCGTCATCGTCTTCGCCGTGGGTTGTGTAGTTGAGCAGGGCGCCTGCTGTGTAGCGCTTGCCGTAGCTGACCGAACTGGCCACGGCCTGGACGGCGTTCTTGTTGCCGCTGGTGTCTGCCGGAAGCAGCATCGAGGTGCGCTCGCTGTGACCGCCGCGGTGACTGAGGACGCCTTCAACTTCGACGCCTTTCTCATTGCGCGGGGTGCGGAATGTCAGGGCAAATCCGTGCTTGGCCAGGATCGGCTTTAGGCGCTCGTTGATGTCCTCCCAGAGCGCGTAGCTGTAGCGGCCATTCGCGTCTCCACGCTCCGCAATTGCGGGCAGTTCTTGCTGCATTGCAGCTAGCGCCTCGGTGTACTGCTGCTCTGCCTGTCTGGCCTGGAATCGCTCGTGCATCTGCATCAGGCGCTCCATCTTCTCGATGTCGCACTGAGGGTCTGCGGCGGCGCGCTGGATAACTTGGAGGATGGTGGCCGACTCTCCGGCCTGAATTACGGCAGCACTTTCATGCCGCTGTGCAATGGAGTTGCTCATGATGGGCCTCAGTAGTTGATTGTGATGTGAGGAACCTTGCGCTGAGCGATCAGTGTGATCGCCTGCTTGGCGCATTCCTCGGGCATGCCGCCGGCGATCAGGGCCGCCAGGGCTTCGTTGTTGATGGCTTTCTTGTGGGCCTTGTCGGCTTCTCGGGCTGCTGCCTCGCGCTCGATCCTGGCTTGCTCGTCTGCCTGCCGTTGGCGCTCTGCGGCAGCGGCTTCTTCGGCGCGCCGCTGTGCATCACGCTCAGCCTGCTCGGCGCGCTGCTGTGCTTCCAACTTCTCGCGCTCCGCCTTCTCGGCAGCGAGTCGCAGTTCCAGTTCCCGGCGCTCTGCGGCAGCCTTTGCCTCGGTTTCGCGGCGAGCGGCGGCTTCGCGTTCTTCCTGGGCGCGTCGTTCCGCTGCCAGGCGCTCGGCCTCGGCTGCTTCGCGGGCAATGCGTTCCTCGCGCTCTTTCTGCTCGCGAGCAGCAGCTTCGGCGCGCAGTCGCTCCAGCTCGGCCTGCTCGGCTTCATACTTCTCGCGTGCAACGAGGGCTTCGCGCAGCGCGGCCAGGGCCTTATCCTTGGTGCGGGCGGCCTCGGTTTCGAACTCTTCCCAGTCTGCGCCAATGGATAGGCCTTCCAGCCATTCAATGTTGGCTTTCAACTCGGTCGAATCTAGGTCTCGGCATTCCAGGCGCAGGTTGATCTGATCGATGCCGGCCTGGTGTTTGGCCTTGCGCATTTCCTCGCGCTGCTCCCACTCCGTTAGGGGCTGGCGTACCTCTGCCTGCCAGGAGTCCAGCAGGTCACGCATGCGCTTACGCTCGGCGTCGACCTTCTTCGGCACTTCCTTCAGCTCGGCGACCAGTTCCTTACCTACGTTGTCCAGCGCCGTCTTGGAGCGGGCTACCTTGTAGGCGATGGAGGCGATGGCCTCTCTGCCCTTGCGGGTAGTGACGTCTGGCACGAAGCCGTCGATCTCTTCGCGAATCTTGGCCAGGAACGGGTCAAGGCCATTGGCGGCCGAGTAGACTTGGAGGGCGGTTTCTTTGGCCGGCACTTCGACCAGTTGGGTTTCTGCGGACATGATTTCTCCGATCCGCCCGAGGGCAGAGATTGAAAGGGAAGGGGAAAAGCGCTTACGGCGCCACTCGGCAGCGTCACCCCTGCGGGATGAATAGCGTTGCGCTAGAAGCCGCTGCTGCGGGTGTTTTCTTCATGCCGCCCACCGCCCGCTGGGGAAGCCGCAGTTATCCGGATTACCGGCCTGCTGCGGACAGGTGCGTAGCTTCTGCGGTGATGATGCCTCCCCAGATCGGGCCGGCTGCCAGGATGAAGAGGTACAGCAGGCCGACGAAGAGGCTGCCTAGCCAGATTGCTGTTCGACGAGTTCTCATGCTGCCTCCTTATGCGAGCGCAAGAAGCACCAGTGCTGTCGCAGCCACGATTGGAATTTGGCCATTTCCAGTGGACTTGAATCGCTCCATCCTTCTGGCCATCCAATTAGCCACTCTTGGTTCTCCGGGCTTGGCCTGCCAAACGCCATGACGAAAGCCCGAGCTGAAGGCCATTTCTGCATTGATTGCGCGGCGTAGTTGGCTTTTGTCGTCGGCGTATGCAAGTAGCCAATGTCTTTCCCGAATGTGGTCACCACCCAGGTCAGACGCTCCAAGGGAAATGGCTTGGGTGCGGTAACCCATAGCCCGACAGTCTTCGGCGGCATATTCGATTGCGACTTCCGAAACGTTTTCGGCGAAGACGTACCAGGGAGCAACATCTGCCACGACTCTCCGCATCTCCGGCCAAAGGTCTTCAGCGTTGTTTCGTCCAGAAGGGGCAGTGCTGTACTTCTGGCAGGGAAATCCTCCAGATACGAGTCCAGCTCTTCCGCGGTAGGGTCTTCCATCAAACGTTCGGATGTCACTGAAGATTGGGAAGTGTGGAACTGCTCCGTCTCTCTGACGCTGAGTGAGCACCCTTCTTGAGTGTGCTCTGTACTCAACAGCGCCGATGCACCGGATGCCGAGCAGCATTGATGCGAGCAGTCCTCCCCCGTCGCCAGTGAAGAGTGATAGCTCATTCATCTGTCCTCCTCATAGCCCGGCTACCTCAACAAACGCCACGGCGAACATGAACACGCTGCCCACAAAAAAGCCGCCGAAGATCAGGACTTGGGCGGCCTTGGTCAGGTCTATGGTGATGGTCATGGCGTGCGCTCCATTGCGGAATCGATGGCCTGATCTGCGCGGATGCTTTCTCTTTCATCAGGTGGCAAACCGAAGTTGATGAAGTCAGATTGAGCCAACTCAATCGCCTCGACAGTTAGGATGTCGCGCGCATGACGCCAGCGCTTAGCGTCGACCTCAGCAGCGCGCAGGCGGGCGATAAGACCGCGCAGTTCTCCCATGGTGATTGCTGCGTCTTCGTCGCCAAGGTAGGCGGTATGCTGCGAATACCCTTCCAACTCCGCCAACTCCTCATCACTGATCGGTTGCACGGTCATTTCCCTTCCTCCTGGCGGCGGTAGCCGGCGTCGTAGAGAACGCGGCAGAAGTCGGCGCGAGACATCATTCCGCCGCGATCCTGGCCATGCGGGTACTCATCGAGCGCCAACATCTCCTGCACGGCCTTCTCCCGCTCCTCGGCGGCGATCTGTTCGGGGGTGCGGAGTGGGCGGAACTCGTCTACCCAGGCCGGCTTCGTGTTCTCGGCGTCGTAGACCAGGCATTCACGCTCGGCACCAGGAATCCCGGCGACTGCCACGATCACGCGACGCCAGTGGTAGTGCGTGCCAGTGGTATCTGTCACAGTAAAGTTGGCCTCGACCTCGGTGCCCACCGGCGGCAGGCCCTGGCCGTTCCAGGCCTCTTGCGGTCTAGCCTCGAATGTCGCCTCACGCTCTGCGGACACATTGCAGGAAAGCTTCCCTTGGAACCATCTTTTGGTTCCTTCGCCCCAATAAAACCATTCATTCCCTTCTTTCTTCATCCAGCCTTCATTGAAACTAGGTCCACTCGGCTCCCAATGAGTCGCACCCTCCGGTGCCTTGCTCCAGTCAATGCTCATACTCGCCTCTCCCTAACCAGCTTCTCAGCGTTCTCGATAAGCGTGGATTCGAATGCGCGGAACCAGATGCGTTGGGCCAGTTCCAGGTCGCCACGGCGGACGGCTAGGAGTAGCTGAGTCATCGGGCATTCTTTGCTGTCGACTTCCGCTAGCCACTCCGGGACGAATCCGGCGAATCCGTAGACGGTGAAGTCAGGCCCGGAAAAGGCCCGCTGCCGCTTGTCATGGAACGGAACGCAATCACCGTCCTCGCAGTTCAATAGCTTGCCGACTTGCTCAGTAACATACTCGCTGTCGCCGTCATCGTCGGGCGGTAGCGCGTTGTCCCAGCGCTCCTGGGCGTATTTCAATGCGGTGTTCATGACTTCCTCTCCATACCATCATCGTGGTAATAGATATGTTTCCCAGGATCGAGCTTCGTTGATCGGAAGAGACGAGCAAGGTTCTCTAAATGAAGAGCCGCTGTTTCAAGAAACTCTTCTCGATCCTGATCAATATCGGAGATCAGTTCAGAAAGAAATGTCTCTCTAATACACTCTTTGCGTGGCATGTAGTTGAGGACTCTGTAGTCAATGATTGGGCTAGACTCGTCATCCTCGTCTTTGTGGATTGGCCAAATTTGGAGCGGAAGATTGAATGCCCAGTACATCGAATTCTTCATGTCTCACCTCGCGGTCGCGTGCATGCGGCAGCGTTCCGAATCGCTGTCGTCATACAGGCGAAAAAATGCCCGGACTTGCCGGGCTAATGAGGGGGAGGGTGGGGATGGCCGGCGATGAATCCGGCTTTCGGTGTGGCACTGATTCCGAGCTTGTACGGCTACGCCGCGCATACCACCTATCACTGCGCCGAAGCGGCTTACGTTTCGATCTCGCTGCGGATCATCACTCCGCTATACATCCCCATTGAAGGGTGGCGTCATTGCGGGGGAAGTCAGTCGTGGCGCTCGGTATATGATCCCCAAGCTGCCTCTTGTTCGAACCACTCGCCTTCGGCCATCTTCTCGGGCCAGCCAGGCGCGCCCTGGTTCTGAAGCCAAAAGCTGGCAAAGCGCTCAAGCTCAGCCTTGCGTTGCTCAACGTACTTGAGCACTGTGATTTGTTCGCTCATCTTGCCTCCAGTGTGTATGCGCCAGGGCGCGGTTATGCGGTGGCCTTGTCGATTGCGGCATTCATCAGTTCATGAATGGCGTCGTACTCCTTAACCGATTCAGGCGAGAGGAAGCCCGATCCGCTTGGCTAGACGACATCCCACAAACGAGCGTACAGGCGCGAGAAGGCTTGGCACGCCTCCAGAAGCTCAGGCGCCGCAGCCATCAGGCGGGCGTTTGCAATCGACATAGCAACGTCTTCAGCTATGTTTTGCGGGGTCGGCGAGGCGGCATTGACGTTTGAACAGATACACTTTTTCCCACCGAAGACCATGTTATTTCGAGACACCCAAGGCCCCGGCGTATGCGATTGCTTGCTCATTCTGTTCTCCTGCCTGTCAGGCGTCTTGCGGTTGAATAGGGCGACGCTTCAAACGGATCGGCAAAAACATCGTCAGAAGCAGAATTCCCCACATTGCAGCGAACTCAAAAAGGGTTGGCATGGATTCCTCTCTTGCCCGGGGGCTGGTAATTGGCTGTATGGGGGAGTGGTCTGGCCGGTGCTGATCTCCGGCGTAGCTGGAAGCTTCGATGGCATAAAGCCAACCCTTCACCGTCCAACCCAGTCGTCTGTGACGCACCTACGCTACAGCTATGCGCTCAGACCACTCTCCGATACAGCCATAAGGCTGGTGTTCGTTGATGCCCCGGCGAACCGGGGCGTGTTGACTTCTTCGATGCCCCTCTTGCGAAGGGCATCTGAGAAATCGTTTATTCATGGGTTTATGCTGAGTAGAGATACCAAGGGTTTAAACCGTCCTTGTGTCTCCAGATGAATCGGTCAAGCTCATGCGAACATGGCGGTTTGAAAATGCAGATATTCCCGTCGACTTTCTCGCACCAACCGATCAGCTCGCCGGCTGGCTTGGTCATGTGCTGCTCACTGGCGAAGATGCGGCAGCCCCGCATCGGCTTGAAGAATTGGTACCTCACGCGTGCATCCGCACGGTGATGTAGCCGTTGCTGGCAACAACGTGGTCCCATCGGTTGAACCAGATGAGGTCGCCGAACTTCTTCATGGCGGCCTGGCGTACCTTGATCAGCACGTCATCCGGTGTCTCGTTGCCTTCCGGCAGGGCAATCCAGTCCAGGCGCTTGCCGTTGCTCAGGTGCGCATCGACATTGAATTGAGCCATTTCAGTCTCCTTACCAGGGTTTCCCAGCGTTGATGTATGCGTTTCCTGCGAGTTGCGTGAGCGCAACTAGCTCCATCGAATCGATCTCACCGCCGTAGTACAGGCCGCGCAGCATTCCAACCGTTTCGTGGTACTCAATGCGCGCCTCGCGATCGTCTTTCTCCTTTCGGAGGATCCGAAGTTCCTGGCGTACAGCAAGTAAGGATTTTTCATTCATTTTCTGCTCCTCCAGGGCGTGTTGACTTCCTCGATGCCCCTCTTGCGAAGGGCATCTGAGAAATCGTTTTCCCCTTTCGGGGCCGGTCGATCCCGCTTGATGCTTTCGCCTTGCGGGGCCGGGGAGGGTTTCGCGTCCTCCGTGCTAGCCGGTGAGTCTCCGGCTTGTTGCCGCGGTGTTCTGCGGCGTTGAGGTAAATCTACAACCCAAAGTTACAGAGCGCAAGGGTTTCAGGTGTAAAAATTTAGAATAAAAGTTGTTGATCATAGAATTCAGTAACTTACGGTTGTTTCCATGGGCGAACGAAGCCGACCAGCGGCTGAATGCCACTACCAGAAATAAGGTTTTACAAAGGCGTTTCGGTCAGACAGGCAAGAAAAAGCCCCATTCAAGGAGGGTGTGCAGAATTTTGTGTAACCGGGGTTAGGGTTACTGCTGCGGCAGGCGGTCTTCGTAGCTGATCGTAAAGCGAGTCAGCGCCGCCTTCCAGTCACGGATCGGCATCGTCCATTTCTTGCTGATGTTGCGTAGCGCCAGGTAGAAGAGTTTCAGCAGCGCCTCGTCACTGGGGAACGAGCCGCGGTTCTTGGTAATCTTGCGCAGGCTCATGTTCACCGATTCGATGGCGTTGGTGGTGTAGATCACCTTTCGGATCTCCGGCGGGAAGTCGAAGAACGGCGTGATCCTGGCCCAGTTGCGTCGCCAGGACTGGCCAATCGGCAGGTAGTCGTCATCCCACTTGGCCTCGAATTCACCGAGGCGCAGTTCGGCCTCGTCAGCGGTGCTGGACTGGTAAATCCGCTTCAGGTCGGCGGCGACCTCCGCCCGCCGCTTCCAGGACACGTAGTTCAGGCTGTGCCTGACCATGTGCACGATGCACAGCTGCACGCTGGTGCGCGGGAACACCGCCTCGATGGCCTCGGGGAAGCCCTTCAAGCCATCCACGCAGGCGACGAAGATGTCCTGAACGCCACGGTTGCGCAGTTCGGTCACCACCTGCAACCAGAACTTGGCGCCCTCGTTCTGGGCGATCCACAGGCCGAGGATTTCCTTCTCGCCGGCCAGGTTGATACCCAGCGCCAGATAGACCGCCTTCACCCGCACGGCGCCCTCGCGCACCTTGCTGTGGATGCAGTCGAGGTAGACGATGGGATACACCGTATCGAGCGGGCGCGACTGCCAGGCCTTGACCTCATCGGCCACCGCGTCGGTCACCGAGGAGATCAGGCTGGGTGACACCTCGGCACCGTACATTTCCTGCAAGTGCGCCTGGATCTCGCGCACCGTCATGCCGCGGGCATACAGCGAAAGGATCTTGTCGTCGAAGCCCGTCCAGCGGGTCTGGTGCTTCTCGATGATCTGCGGATCGAAGGTGCCATGCCGGTCGCGCGGTACCTCGATGGGCAGTTCACCGAACTCGCCCTTGAGTTTCTTCTTGCTGAAACCGTTGCGGGTGTTGCCCATCCAATTGCTGACAGGCTGATGCTTGTTGTGGCCCAGGTGGTGGGTCAGCTCGGCATCCAGCGCACGCTCGACCAACTTCTTGGTCAGTTGCTTGAGGATGCCGTCGGTACCGATCAAGTCTTCAGGCTTCTGATAATTGGCCAGAAGCTGATCCAGCAGTTCGTCGGTAATGGTGTGGGGCGTCTTGTTCATGGTGTCTCCAGTTCTCAGCGACAGTGTCGCTCATGAGCCGGTTACACAAAATTTCGGACACCCTCCATTCAAGGGGCTTGTTCGTTACCAGAGGGCTGATGACCAGAAGACTCTACCAAGGACTCGGATCTCTTGGCTCACCATTTCCTGATGTGTGTACTCTTCGTCCGGGTGCTCATCGCTGTTATAGCTGCGAACGCGAATGCCGCCGCCTGGGAGGCGGTACAACACCTTCACTCTGAGTTCTCCGCCGTGGTCGAGAGCATACATCTTGCCATCGACCACGACAGTGCTTCCCTGGTCTATTCCTACGGTGCTCCCATCAGGCAACACTGGCTCCATGCTGTTACCACTTACGGTCACGCATACAGCATCTGATGGGTCTACCTGTTGTTGTCGTAGTGTCAGCTTTCCAAAACGAAGCTTCCTGCTAGAGGACTGCTGTATTGCGGTCCTGCCGCTACCAGCAGAAAGCTCTACTTCCTTGAGAAAAGGCACGTAAACCTCGTCGTTCTCTAGAGGTGTTTCATCGTCCCAAACGTCCATCGGGCCAAGGAGCTGGGCGTTACTGATGGGGCCTCGAGCTTTAGGCTCTTCTCCAGAGAATAGATAGGAGGCAGTTGTATTCAAATTGAATGCTATCTCTTCCAGCCGCTTCCCACGCGGTGTAGAGACCTCAGATTCCCATTTCTGAACGGCCTGGGGCGAAACCCCTAGGCGCCGTGCTAGCTCGGACTGGTTCAGGCCTGCTTCTTCGCGTTTGCGCGCAATGCGCTTTCCTATCGTGCTCATGCAGAAATGATGCAACCAGCGGTTGTAGAAATCATTGTGAATTTGAGTTGTAGTCAGGCGCGGCATGCGATAACCTCTAGTTGTAACTGTAACTTTGAGGTTCACCATGGAAGAGCACCCGATCTGTAAGGCAGTCAAGGCTGCCGGCGGCCAGTCCGCCCTGGCTCGCATCCTCAACGTCACTCCCCAGGCAGTGCAGAAGATGTGTGCTTTTGGGCGGGTGCCTGCCAAGCGAGTCCTCGAAATTGAGAAGGCTACTGGCGTTTCTCGCCATGAGCTTCGCCCCGACCTTTACCCGTTAGCCGCATAAGGAAATCCACCAGATGTACGACGACCCTCGTCACCGCAATACCAACGAGACAAAGCTCCGCCTCGACGATGACTACGAGGCATTTCTTCGTGACCTCGCTCGGATTCATCGCACGCAAAAAGGCGTGATTGTTCGTGCGGTGATGAAGGAGTGGATCGACGAAATGAGGGCACAGCTTACCGCGAACACTGATGCGGCCTGAAGGCCCGAAGGAGGGCCTATGGGCACTGATGATGGGCTGGCTCTCGAATCTCTGCTGAGTGAGGAAGACCTCAGATTCTTGAAGGATCTGGCAGCAGAGAGAGGGGTAACACCGCAAGAACTGGCTAAGCAGGGAATTCAATCCCTGATCGTCAGAAAGACAAGACCAAAGCTGATGCCAGTCTCTGGAGAGATAAGGCAGTTCAAGCTGAGATGACTGGCCGGAATAGGCCCTTAGAAAAGAAAAAGCCGGGATTACGGCCCGGCTGATTCAACTACAGAACGGAAACGATGATAACAAATATTGTTCAGCTTGACAAGTCCAGGGGGTTCACCCGGATGGACAATGAATTGTACGAGGCCCTTATTGGGGCTGATCTTTCCGGGCGCGAGCTTAGGGTAGCTCTGGCGGTTCATCGCCTCACTGCTGGGTTCAACCAAGATGAGTCTCGCATCACAGCTTCGGTGATCGCTGAAATGTCAGGAATTCGTCGTGAGCATGTATCTCGGATGCTGTGTGAGCTTCTGCGTCAGCGGGTTATTTACCGGGTTGGTGGGTCTAAAGGCCCAATCGGTTTTTCTCCGGTTTCTGAGTGGAAGATTGATGAAAAGATGTGTGCCGAAAACGGCACAAAGGATTTGGCACAGAGTGCCGAAAACGGCACAAAAGTAGTGCCAATTTCGGCACACTATAAAGACAGTAAAGACAATACAACTCCTAACGGAGTTGTTACGCCCGCGAAGCCTGTCGAAGAAAAACCTGCGAAGGCTAAATCGTTTGGTCTGGCCGATCTCCTGGCTGACAACCCGCATAGCATCCCCGAACAACTCCTGGCTGACTGGATCACCACCCGCAAGGCAAAGCGAGCAGCGCTGACCCCGACCGCCTGGAAGCGACTGAATAACTCTCTGGCCAAGTGCAAGGCTGCTGGGTTCACCGCTGAATACGCTGTGGAAACCATGGTTTCGAAGGGCTGGCAGACCGTTGAGGTCGACTGGCTGAAGAACTCAACTCGGAGTTTTTCAGGGCCTCAATCGGTCCCTGCGTACGACGCCAATGACACCTCGTGGGCCATTGGCCTGGAACAGGACCTGTTCTGATGAAACGCGCCGGCAGCTTGATCCCGCAAGCGATGTCGACCGCGCCGAGTCAGGTGCAGGCTCCGCGTGAGCTTGACGATGCAACCGTAAGCGTCGTGAACCAGTTGTTCTCTGAGCTTCAATCGATTTTCCCGGCCTGGCGTCAGGCATGGCCGACAACTGAGGCTATCGCCAAGGCCAAGCGTACGTGGATCAAGGCGTTCATGGACGCGGGCCTGAACAGTCTGGAACAGATCCGCTATGGCATTCAGCAATGCCGGGCCTCTGGCGGCGACTTCGCGCCCAGCGTCGGCAAGTTCATCAAGTGGTGCAACCCGAGCCCTGAACATCTGGGGCTGCCCAGCGTAGAGAAGGCCTATCTGGAGGCTGCCCGGAAGGCACACCCAGCTTTCACTGGAGGCTGGAGTCATCAAGCGGTGTATCACGCGGCAACGATGACCGGCTTCTACGAACTGACGAACCTCTCCGAGGAGCGCAGCAGGAAGCTGTTCGAGCGCAACTACGAAGCGACTGTTCGGATGATTGTCTCCGGTCAGCCATTGCGCCAGATCCCGAAAGCTCTACCCGAATCCGTATCGATCAGAACGCCAGAGATCGGAAAAGCCGCGCTCAACGAACTGCGTGCAACTCTGGCAAGGAGTCACCAATGACCCAAGCAAACAATGGAAAGATCACCACTGAAGGCCTGCAACTCCCGAGCGCTTGCGACATCTGCGGAAAGTCCCGGGCCCATGGAAGCCACGTGAAGTGCAGCAAGATCCGTCAGGCGCAGTACCAGGCCAAGAGGGCTGCGAAATGAAGACCTTCGAACTCCTGCGCATGGAAGGCCTGCGCACCTACGGTCGTCAGGTCGAAGCCAATACCTGGCGCGAAGCGGAGCAGCAATGCCGCGAAGGCGAGATCGTAAACGGCGAACTGATCGGTGTGTACGACTGCGATCCGGTGACTGAGGCGGTCTGCACTGCGCGCAATGACGTGATGATTGAGAGCTTGGAGGTGTGCTGTGGCTGACCGCACTTTCCGCATCCAAGGCGCTGCCGGCATCCGCCCAGCTTTCGTCGCTGCCTGGAACCTCATCCAGGGTCTGATGAAAGAAGCACAGGGTGGCTACGAGCTGGTTCTACGCCCTCTCAAGTCGAAGCGCTCGATCGAACAGAACAAGCGGTACTGGTCCCTTCTGCGTGAACTGGCTGCCGTGGCATGGATCGACAACCGCCAATTCGACGATCAGGTCTGGCATGAGCAGTTCAAGCGCTGGTTCATCGGCTGCGAGGACGTGAAGTTGCCGGACGGCTCGACCGAGTTGCGCGGCATCAGCACCACGAAGCTGACCGTCGACGAGTTTGGAATCTACATGACCAAGATCGAAGCGTGGGCCGCCGAGCAAGGGTGGCCTCTGATGATGCAGGAGGCCGCATGAGCAAGTTCAAGGCGGGCGATCTCGCTCTTAATCTGCAAGACATCCCCAACTGCATCAGTGCGGGAGTGGTAGTCGAGTTGATGTCTCGACTTGCCCCCGGTGATCTATTTGTCGACGACGGCCAGACCTTTCAGGTGAATCGGCCAGCTTGGTGGGTGCTCCATGAAGGAGACCGGCTCTACATACCTGAACGGTATCTCATGCCCCTACGCGGCGACTTCCAGCCCGAGCAGCAGAAGGCGAAGGAGGTGGAGGTATGAAGGGCCGCACTCCCACTCGCTACGAGAAGCACATCCACGACCGCATGGCCTCCGAGATCGGCTGCATCGCCTGCCGCAAGGATGGCATCCGCAACATGCACGTCAGCATCCACCACATCGACGGGCGCACGAAGCCAGGCGCGCACCTGAAGGTGCTTCCACTCTGCGCCGGACACCACCAGGACGGCACCGGAGCGCCCGGACTAATCGCAGTACACCCATGGAAAAGACGATTCGAAGAGAAGTACGGGAGCCAGCTCGAACTGCTGGAAGAGTGCATGGAAATCCTGGCCGAGAGGGACTGCGCATGATCCTAGAACAGTACGTGAAGCAGCAGACCGCCCAGCTAGCGCGCATGGGCCTCATCGATGCGAAGGAGGGGGTATGAGCAATATCGCAATGCTCTCTGCTGGAGGCGTCGTTTCTCGCCAGCAGAAGGAGGCACTCTTCGAGATGGATCGGAAGATCGCCGAAGCCATCGACGAAGCGAAGAAAGCTGGAGTTCCGCAAGGCTTCATCGTCTCGACACTAGCTGGCCATGCCCATGTGCAGACGCACAGGATGGTGACAAATGCGTGAGTACAACATTCGTATACCCAGGGGTTGTTCCTGCAACGCTGTCGAATTCGGCGACTACAGCAATCAAGTTGAGCTTCCCACGCCAAGACACATGCTGGAACTCGGTGCAGTTGGATGCCTTCAGTTCCGAGAAACGACCTGCATTGATCGGTGTATTGCTCCCGCTGTTAAGGCTCTTTGGGAGATTGGGGTCGTCACTACTGGCTGTTGTTGCGGGCACAACAGGTCAGACGGATTCATTGGGGTGTTGGAGGAAGATCAATGAGCAACATCCGCAACGTCCAGTGGAACGAAGGGGCGCCGGAGAAGCTTCAAGCCGGGATGCTGATCGAGATTATCGGAAAGCCGATCTTCTTGGTTGGCGGGCCAATTGATAACCCGGCTTTCACTCACTCGTTCAAGAAGATCAAGCGCTGGGCCTGGCTTATCCAGCCCCACGAACTCGCCTGGCTCGAAGACATGGCAAACAAGCACAAAGCGAGGGCGCGGGGATGAGCGAAGTCGTGCAATTCAAACGCAAGGCGGACGCAGTGATTGAAGCCGCCGAGGAATTCGAGGGTAACGTCCTTGCCTGCGTTGTAGATGCGCAGGAGAAGGGCGTTCCTGCCTGGATGATGCTCGGCAAGATGATGGAGGTCATCGCCGATCTACAGCATGGCGGCGTGGTCTTGGAGCCGGAGGACGGGGCATGATCATAGGAATTGACCCTGGCTGTACAGGCGCCGTTGTTGTTCTGCGGGACGATTTCTCGTATGTGGCATCACTCGCCATGCCAACCACTAAGGTAGGCACGAAGAGCCGCGTGAACGGCGCCGCTATCGCCGCCTTCTTGCTTGATGAGGTCAGTAGCAAGCCGGCCCATGCATATCTGGAGAAAGTTGGTGCGATGCCGGGGCAGGGTGTCTCATCAATGTTCACCTTTGGCCATGCCGCAGGTGTGGTTGAGGGGATTCTCCAGGGACTTGGCATTCCCTATACCCTCGTAACGCCTCAGGCATGGAAGAAGCGCGCCGGCCTAATTGGAAGCGACAAGGATGCTGCGCGCAGTCGCGCTATCCAGCTGTATCCAACACTTCGAGAGTTAGACACTAAGTGCCGTGGTCAAGCGATTGCGGACGCCATTCTCATCGCCAGGCATGGAGAAAGCGCATGACTGAAGTGACTGTAAATACATCCATCGATCAGACCCTTAGCGAGCGCGGTAGCCGATATGGATCATTCATGGACCACGCGCGTATTGCGCAAAGGCTCCAGGATGTCATGCGGGAAGAAAAGGGATGGTACGCACTCCAGCATGACCAGCGCCAAGCGCTTACGGTGATAGCAGACAAGATCGCACGGATGCTCAATGGGAAGCCTGACTACCGCGATAACTGGCACGACATTGTTGGCTACGCGAAGTTGGTAGACGACAGAATGGCAGCGCAGGAGAACGTCTGATGTCCACTCGCAGTTTCAGTGATGATGATCTCATCGAAGCCCTGAAGAGCATGACGAACTCCCAGGCGGCGAAGCACTTCGACGTCAGCAAGCGGCAGATTGAGCGTCGGCGAGCGGCCCTGGTGCGCAAAGGCTGGAGTCCTGCTCATGACCTGCACCATGCCGTTCCGGACGGGTACATGCTGAAGGGCGCGTCGACGCTCTACAAGGAAGGTAAGCCCGTTCTCCAGTGGGTTAAGTCGACTATCGACGAGGAACGTCAGCGCGAACTGTTCGAGTCGTCCTGCAAGGCGGCTGTCAAAGACCTTCCCGTGGTAGTGCCTAAAGAGGCCCGCGGGAAGCATGTCGATCACCTGATGACCGTATACCCAATCGGAGATCCTCACTTCGGCGAATACATCTGGGGCGACGAATGCGGCAGGGATTGGGATCTGTCGATTGCAGAACGTGTGCACTGCCAGGCCATGGCGGCGCTCGTCGATGCTGCGCCGAAGACCGAGCGCGCGCTGATCATCAACCTGGGCGATGCCGCGCACTATGACTCGATGATTGCTGTCACTCCACGCTCAGGCCACCACCTGGACGCCGACAGCCGCTATGCCAAGATGGTCGACGTGCTGATCCTGGCAATGCGTCAGGTCGTCGAATCAGCGCTCAAGAAGCACCGCTATGTCCACGTCGTCCACGTCATCGGCAATCACGACGAAACGGGTGCGGTCTGGCTCAGCCGGCTGTTTGCCCATCTCTACAGCAAAGAGCCCCGCGTGACGGTGGAAACCTCGCCGAGCGTGTTCAGCTACTACCGCTGGGGCAAGACCCTGATCGGCATGCACCACGGCCACACGGCCAAGGCTCATGTCCTGCCCGGCGTAATGGCCACCGACCGCGCCAAGGACTGGGGCGAAACAACGCACCGCTACTGGTACACCGGCCATATCCACCACGAAAGCAAAAAAGAATTCCCGGGCTGCGTAGTCGAGTCGTTCAACACCCTGGCTCCGGCAGACAGCTACGCACACAGCGGCGGCTATCGCGCTCGGCAGAACATGAAATGCGTGGTTCTACACAAAGAGCACGGCGAAGTCGCACGGCACACGGTTAGTCCTGACATGTTGGAAGGGGAAGCAGCATGAACAAAAAACGGGGAGCGCTTTGGGATACCGAATACATGCTCGAGCAATGGGGCTGGTGGCGAATGAGCGGAATGGGGGTTCCTCGCTACGTCTCGCCGAGCTTCGCGCTCATGCGTGACAACGTACAGCAGCACAGCAGCATCAGCTTCAGCATTACCGACGAACTTGCAATGAGCGTGGATAGCGCTGTTGCCCGTCTAACCGCAAGGGAGAAGCAGCACGGCGTCAATGGGCCATTTATGGGAGACTGCCTGTGGCTTTACTTCGGCGCAAAATGGACGGCTGTCCGCGTCGGCAAGCACCATGGCATCAGCGAAGCCAAGGCTCGCGAACTGATCAAGGCCGGCGTAGCATGGGTGGATAGCGCTCTAGAGAGCATGAGGGAGGCGGCATGAAAGTCTCTGAGGTCATCGAGCTATTAAGAAAAGATCTTGAACTAAAAGGAGATAGAGAATTCTTCTTAGAAGATGCAGATACTGGTTGGCGTTTGAGAGTTAACCAAGAGAATTTTTATAGTTTTGATGAACGCATTGAACTGTCTGTAGGTTATTCGTCTGCGTTACGTGATTGATATTGACAGCCGCGCGGAAGAGTGAAAAGATTCACATAGTTTGCGGTTTTACCGCATGAGATTCAGAGCCCAGCCTAGCGCTGGGCTTTTTCGTTTCTGGAGAGCCCGAAATGACTGATCAAGCTATCGAGCAAGAAATCCAAGCCAAGGGCCTTACCGCACCGCGTATCACGCCTGCCAGTCTCGAAGCGAACATAGATAGCGAGCATTACTTCACTGCATTGGATGGCGTAGACGGTTACTACCGTGGCGGCTATGAGGCACAAGGTGTGCGTAATGCCGAAGCACTAAGCCTGCTAACCTTCTGCGTGTTGGTACTCAAAAACGGTTTCACCGTTACCGGCGAAAGCGCCTGCGCCAGTCCGGAGAACTTCGACGCCGAGATCGGCCACAAGATCGCCCGGCAGAACGCCGTTTCCAAGGTCTGGCCGCTGATGGGCTACGAGTTGCGCAGCAAGTTGAGCTTAGCCTCCTGATATTGATCCCCATCAGCGCTGCACCCCAGCGGCGCCTTTGCCCGCAGCCCCGCGGGCGTTTTATTCCGCAGTGCCCAAGGCCGGCGAGTCCGCAGGACTCTCAGAGACATGAAGATGACAGAACCAGCCAGCACAGCGGCAGGAGGCCTAGTCTTGTACAAGCTAGGTGCTTTCGGTGTTGTGGCCGTCCTGGCTGCCATCGTTGTTATGTGCATGACAGTGCCGAAGACCATCAAGGAATTCGCCTGTGCATTGATTGTGACGCTGATGTTTTCGATTGGCGGCGGCGGCTGGATCATCAAGGCCAAAGGTCTGGAAGAGTGGGTTAATGATGAGTTCGGCCTATTTGCTCTACTGGGCCTTGTGTTCGTGTGCGGTCTGCCAGGTTGGGTGATGACCCGTGGCTTCTTTGCCTATGCCGAATATCGCAAGAGCGGCCGCAGCTTCATGAAGATGGTCAGCGACATCACCAGCGTGATTAAGGCGGTAGTCTGGAAATGAACATCTCGAAGGCCGGTCTCGATCTCATCAAAGAGTTCGAGGGTCTTCGCCTGAGCGCCTATCAGGACTCAGTTGGCGTTTGGACCATTGGCTACGGCCATACGCGCACAGCCAAACAAGGGATGAGCATTACTGGCGACCAGGCTGATGCGCTTCTCATCGCTGATCTAGCCGATGCAGAGGACGACGTTGAACGGTACGTCCGGCAAGACATGCTGCAGAACGAGTTCGACGCACTGGTCAGCCTCGTCTTCAACATCGGTGGCAGCAATTTCTCCCGTTCCACCATGCTCCGCTTGATCAATGAGAAGGCCGAGGCTTGGAAGATTGGCGCTGAATTCCTGAAGTGGGTATACGCCAAGGGGCGAAAGCTTCCAGGGTTGGAGCGTCGTCGCCTAGCCGAGCGGAACCTGTACCTAAAAGGTGCGTGATGGAATGGCTCGGCGCGATCCTAATGCTCGCTGTGATCGCACGGAACGCCTACCTCTTTATTGATGAGTGGTCCACTGGTGGAATCATCTGGCACGTCTTGATGGTCCTGGGCTGGTCGGCTCTGTTCTGGATCCACGTATCAGGCATCGTACTCGGCAAGGTGTTCTGTGACTAAGTGGCTGCTCGTTGCAGTGGGTGTGCTGGCTGTCTTTGCAGCAGGTACCGCGGCAGCCTGGCGCATGAGCGTTCTAAGCAACGAGCGCGATGAGTACCGCGCCGCCGCTGAGCAAGCCAAAGCACAGGCAAGCGACTATCAACGCCGCGTAGAAGCCGGCAACGCCATCGAGCGCACCTATCTAGAGGCAGTGAAGAGTGCAAACGCTCAAAACGATCAGCTTCGCGCTGACATCGCTTCTGGTTCTCGCCGGGTGTACGTCAAAGCCAATTGTCCAGTGCAGCATCCCGGAGCCGCCCCAGGCCCTGATGCAGGAAGAGCCGAGCTTGCTCCCGCTGATGGACAAACTGTTTCAGATCTCCGAGCCGGTATCGAGCGAAAAGAAGCGCTGATCAAGGCCCTACAGGAATACATCCGTAAAGGACACGAACAATGAGCAAGTACGAAGTAAAGACTTCCGATGGCATCGTCCACCAAGCGGAAGCTGCCACCCACTTCATCGATGCTAACGGCCTGCATCTGCACTCTGATGCCGGGCGAGTGGTTGGCGTGTTTCGTGAATTCCTGTGGATGCGCATCACTCCTGCGGTTGTGAACGCTCCGGTTGATCCGGTACAGCCCGCCCCCGAAACCACCACCAGCCCGGAAGCTACCGGGGAGTAAGTCATGAGCATTGGTCGTCCTACCAAGTACAAGCCCGAGTACGTCAAGACAGCTCGGGCATTGGCAAAGCTTGGCGCGACTAATGCCGAGATGGCGGAAGCGTTCGGGGTCTCCCTCTCTACGTTCAATCTGTGGAAGGTGCAGCACGAAGCCTTTTCGGATGCCATAAAAATTGGCAAGGACGTTGCTGACGCTCGAGTGGTGGATGCGCTGTACCACCGAGCAATGGGGTTCAGCCATGTCGACACGGATATCCGCGTTGTGGATGGCGCAATCGTTGAGACGCCCATCGTCAAGCACTATGCCCCCGACACTACCGCTGCAATCTTCTGGCTGAAGAACCGGCGCCCTGATGAGTGGCGCGACAAGCAAGAGCTTGAGCACAGCGGCAACATTGCGCTGACTGATCGAATCTTGGCGGCCCGTAAGCGTGCAAACACAGAGGATTGATCCAGAGGCCTTGCTCGCCGAGGACATGGGGAGGTTCTTCTATGACCCGCTTGGGTGGGTGCTATACGCATTCGAATGGGGGAAGGGTGAGCTAGAGGGTTTCGATGGGCCTGATGAGTGGCAGCGCGAGTTCCTCATCGACTGGGGCGCCGCGATTCGATCGAACAACTTCGATGGGATGAAGCCTGTCGAGGCATATAGATCGGCAACCAGTTCTGGGCATGGTATTGGGAAGTCCGCGCTGTCGTCTTGGATCATCCTCTACATCATGAGCACCAGGCCGCAGTCCAAGGGCGTTGTGACGGCCAACACTGGCGAGCAGTTGCGCACCAAGACCTGGGGCGAGCTAGGCAAGTGGAAGAAGCGCTGCATAACTGGCCACTGGTTTGAGTACAACAACGGCAAAGGGAACATGAACATCTATCACCCGGCTCACAGCGAAAGCTGGAGGGTAGATGGACAGACCTGCCGGGAAGAGAATAGTGAGTCATTTGCTGGTCTGCATGCTGCAACTTCATCGCCCTGGTATCTGTTCGACGAAGCATCTGCTGTTCCGGACAAGATATGGGAGGTTGCAGAAGGCGGCCTAACTGACGGTGAGCCATTCTGGTTCGTGTTTGGGAACCCCACCAGGAACACAGGTCGATTCCGCGAGTGCTGGCGTAAGTTCCGCCATCGTTGGAAGACCAGGCAGATCGATAGCCGGTCGGCCAGGATGACCAACAAAGACCTAATCAAGCAATGGGCCGCGGACTACGGCGAAGACTCCGACTTCTTCAAGGTGCGTGTTCGCGGTCTGTTCCCCTCGTCCTCTGATCTGCAATTCATCGGCACTGGCCTGGTCGATGCCGCAATGGCACGCGTCGTCACGGAGGCGATGGTAAGCCACGCGCCAGTTGTTATCGGCGTTGATCCGTCGTGGTCAGGCGATGATGAATTCGCGATCTATATGCGGCAGGGGCTGCATAGCAAGCTGATCGCCACTTACCAGAAGTCAGATGACGACGTTCTGATGGCTCAGCGTATTGCCCAACTGGAGGACCAGTATAAGGCCGACGCTGTATTCGTCGACTTTGGCTATGGCACAGGCATTGTCAGCGCTGCTCGAGCAATGGGGCGCAACTGGACGCTTGTGCAGTTCGGGGGTGCCTCAAGCGATCCGGCAATGCTGAACAAGCGTGGCGAGATCTGGAACGCGATGAAGGAATGGCTCAAGGCTGGCGGCGAACTGAACGACCAGCAGACCGCAGACGAGATCTCTGCGCCTGAGTATCGCGTCAAGCTCGACGGCAAGATCGTTCTGGAGGACAAGGCCGAGTTGAAGAAGCGTGCAGGTATCAGCCCCAACCGGGCGGATGCGCTGGCTCTGACGTTCTCCTTCCCTGTGGTCAAGAAATCTTTCTATGCCGGTAACGGCGGGCACCAATCCACGTACGACCCATTTAGCTGAGGACACACGCCATGGGCGGAGCAGTCAAGAAGGTGGCCAGCGTTGCAACGCTTGGCTTGAGTGATGCTGTGCTTGGCGCGACTGAAGCGCCGAAGACTCAGACAACTGAGATGAAGGACATCGAGAGCAACGAGGCTCAGAACGTCGACAGCTTCAATGAGGACCGCCGCCGCCGTGCACGGATGGCTGGCATCTCCAGCACGATCCTCGGTGGCGCGCTGGGCACTCCTGCGACCACTGCAACCAAAACCCTGCTTGGGGGCTGACATGTCTGAAGCTCTGCGCCGAAACGCGGAAAAGCGCCTGGCGATGCTCAAGAACGAGCGGACGTCCTGGGAGCAGAACTGGCGCGAGCTTTCTGACTTCATCCAGCCCATGCGGTCCCGCCTGCTGTGCGATCAGCAGGTAAACAAGGGCGACAGGCGCAATAACAAGATCATCAACAACGAGGCCACCGAGGATGCCGGCGCGCTTGCTGCGGGCATGATGAGCGGTCTTACTTCGCGCTCCAGGCCGTGGTTCAATCTTGTCGTCCAGTCAAAGGAGGCAATGGAGTTTGGCCCGGTCAAGTCGTGGCTCTTTGAGGCGACCGAGCGTGTTCGTGATGTGCTGTTGCGCTCTAACTTCTACAACTGCCAACACGTGTCCTACCTTGAGATGGGCGTGTTCGGCACTGGCGCAATCTGGATCGACGAAGACCCGAAGAACGGCATTCGTTGCGAGGTGTTCACTGCCGGTGAGTACTACGTGGCCAACGGCGCAGACGGTAGGTGCAACGCCTTCTATCGCGAGTTCAAGCTGACTGCGGCCCAGATGGCCGAGCGGTTCGGCAAAGAGAACCTCAGCCCCCAGGCGCAGAATGCGCTCAAAGAGGCGCGCCAAGATCAGTGGTTCGACTGCGTGCAGATGGTTGAGCCAAACGCCGACTACCTGCCAGGCGCAAAGGTAAGCCGTCTGCTGCCGTATGTCTCGCTGGTGTGGGAGAAGAGCGCCACGCCTGACAAGGTTCTCGAGCATCGCGGCTTCCACGAATTCCCGGTAGCCGTAGTGCGCTGGGACACTCTGCCGGGCGACTGCTATGGTACTGGCCCTGGCCGTCGCTGCCTGGGCGATATCAAGGCGCTCCAGCTCTATGAGCGCAGTTCTGCACGGATGGCCGAAACCGGCTCCAATCCTGCTGTTCAAGCGCCGATGTCGCTGCAAGGCAAGCCGAGTTCAACTAACCCGGGGAGCATCACATACGTCGACCAGGTTGGCGCGCAGAACTCGATCATGCCGATCTACGAGCCCAACCCTCAGTGGCTCGCAGTGATCGAAGGCAAGATTGCGCGTCATGAGGCTCGCATTCGCCGCTCGTTTTACACCGATCTGTTCCTGATGATCAGCGAGATGGACGACGTACGCACAGCTACTGAGATCAACGCACGCCGCGAAGAGAAGATGGCGATGCTTGGGCCTGTTGTTGAGCGCGTCGACTACGAAGGCCTTGACCCGATCATCGAGCGCGTGTTCGGCATCATGCTGCGCCAGTCCATGCCGATTTGGGCGGGCATCATCGATGGCGAACCGTTACTTCCTGAGCCGCCGGAAGAGTTGGGCCAGAACGTAGTCGAGGCCGACTACATCTCGATCCTGGCGCAGGCTCAGAAGGCCGGCGCGGTCAATGGCCTGGAGCGTATTGCGAACACCATTGGTCACTTGTCTGGAGCCTTCCCTGAGGTCAAGGACAAATTCAACGCCGATCAATGGGTTGATGAGTATGCAGAAGCCGCAGGTGTCATTCCCACGGTTATCCGCGGCGATGAAGAGGTCGATGCAATCCGCGAACAGCGCGCCCGTCAGCAGCAGGCAGCAGAAGCACAGCAGGCGCTCACCAGTGGCATCGAAGGCGCCAAGCTTCTATCCGAAACCCAGGTCACGCCAGACAACGCTTTAGGCCAGCTACTCGGAGCATAAATGTTCGAAGACGACGAGATCACGCAGCAGCGTGAGGAAGCCTCGCGCCTGAAGCAAAGGCAGCGTGCAGACGACGTGAAGTCTCAGATGGCGACCCTAAGCGGTCGCCGTTTTGTTTGGGATCTCCTGGGCTACACGCGGTACGAAGGCCGCTCAACCCTCTTCGATACCCACGGCGGACGGCAGAGCTATCTGCTCGGCGCCTATGAGGTAGGCCGAAAACTTTCCGAAGAAATCCGAACCCTCTGTCCTGAGCAGTACCTGCTCATGGTCAGGGAGAACAGCAAACAACCCGACGAGGTTACCCAATGACCGAAGCAGTCGATACCGCCACCACTACCGTAAGCGGGACCGAGAGTGCGACGTCAGAGGCCCAGGCTAGCCAGCAACAAGCTGCCGAGCAGGGCCAACAGCAGCAAGCCCAAGCGCAACAGCAGGAACAGAAGCCCGCAGTACCCGACGCGTACAAGTTCGCCCTCCCGGAGGGCTACGACTTCAGCGCCGAGGCTCAGGCCGAATGGTCCGGCGTGTTCAAGGAACTGGGTCTGACCCAGGAACAGGCCAGCAAGCTGGTCGAGATGGACGCCAAGCGGCAGGCCTCGGGTGCTCAGGCATCTGAGCAGGCCGCAATCGAGTACCGCAACCAGCAGGTCTCCAAGTGGGAGTCCGAACTGAAGCAAGACGCGGCATTCGGTGGCGCCAATTTCGAGGCCAACGTTGGCATCGCACAGAAAGCCCTGGCCGATTACGGCACCCCTGAGCTTACCGCGATGCTGAAGGAATCCGGGCTGGGATCTCACCCGGAAGTCGTCCGCTTCTTCCACCGAGTCGGCCAGCAATTGGCCGAGGGCAAGTTGCATCGCACCACCACCGAAGTCCCTAAGCAAGAAATCTCGATTGTTGACGCCTTTCGATAAGGCCAGGAGTAAAACATGGCAATTCTCACCTCGACCATGCCTACCCTGATCGACAAATTCAGTCGTCAGGACAGCACCCAGAAGATCATGAAGATCGTGGAGCTGATGGCAAAGCAAAACGACATTCTCATGGATGCCGAATATATGGAGTGCAATGACGGCTCCAAGCATAAGACCACCATGCGCTCTGGCATTCCAGAGCCGACCTGGCGGATGTTTAACCAAGGCATTCAGCCCAGCAAGTCGACTACCGTTCCGGTACTGGATACCACGGGCATGATGGAAGACTATGGCCTGGTTGATAAGGCTCTGGCCGACCTCTCGGGTAACGCAGATGCTTTCCGCGCCTCCGAGAACCTTGGAAAGCTGCAAGGCTTTAACAACAAGGCCGCGCGCTACATGTTCTACGGCAACACTCAGACCGAACCTCAAGCCTTCCTTGGTCTTTCGCCGCGCTACAACTCCCTGGCAGCGGAATCTGGCCGGAACATCGTCGATGCTGGCGGCACTGGCTCATCCAACACCTCGATCTGGTTCGTGACCTGGGGCGAACTGACTACGCACCTGCTCTATCCGAAAGGCAGCATTGCCGGCTTCCAGCATCGTTTCCTTGGCGAAGATACCGTTAAGGATGATGTGGGCGGCGAGTTCCAGGCGTACCGCGACCACTTCAAGTGGGATATCGGCATGTCGGTTCGCGACTGGCGCGCCAACGCCCGCGTTGCGAACATCGATGTCACTCAGCTGACCTCCGATGCGTCTGCCGGGCCCAAATTGATCGATAACATGATCAAGGCTTACTACCTGCTGGATAACCCCATGCAGGGCGAAGGCAAAACCGTGATCTACGCCAACCGGACCATTCAGACCTTCCTGCATCTGCAAGCGATGAACTCCAAGAATGTCAACCTGACGCTCGGCGAGTACGCTGGCCGCAAGATCCCTGAGCTGCTCGGCATTCCGATCAAGCGCTGCGACGAACTTCTCAACACTGAAGCCCGTGTGGTTTAAGGAGATCCGATTATGCTTTTCGATAAGAAGCTTCTGATGTCGAACGCTCAGGCGATTACCGCCTCTGCTGCATCGACCGATGTCATCGACCGTGGCGATACCAAGGATGTTGGTCGCGCTGGAGATATCCCGTTGTGCATCCAGGTAGTCGAGGCTTTCAACACCCTGACCAGCCTGACCATTGAGCTGCAAACTGACGACAACTCGGGATTCAGTTCGCCGCGCAGCCTGTTCTCGGTAGTTGTGCCGCTGGCCGATCTGAAAGTCGGTTATCAGACGCCAGTCATTGTTCTTCCGCAGAAGACCGAGCGTTACCTGCGCCTGAACTACACCGTGACTGGCACGGCTCCGACTACCGGCAAGGTGACTGCTGGTGTTGTAGCCGGGGTGCAGACCAATGCCTAAGTCGTACAGGGTCCTGGAGCGTTCGTTTATCAACGGCCAGCTCAAGGAGAAGGGCTCCATTGTGACTCTGGAAATTGACAGCCCTGGCAGCAACCTAGAGTTGGTCCCTGATAATTCTAGTGCCGACGAGCGAGAGTCCATCATTGCTGATCTGAAGCTGTACGGCATTGATGCTGACAAGCGCACAAGCCTGGAGAAACTGCGAGCAAAGCTTGCAGAAGTCAAAGGCGAGTAGTACCTGCTTTACCTCAGGGCCCTTCGGGGCCCTTTTCTATTTCCGAGGGACGCCATGAGTTCGATAGTAGACATCGCCAACATGGCGCTTTCGCACATCGGTAACAGCGAGCGTATCAACGCTCTGGATGAGGCGAGTGCGCAGGCCGAGCAATGCAGCCTGTTCTTCGAGCCTTGCGTTGATGAGGTCTTGCGTGCCATCCCCTGGGGTTTCGCGACGGCGTTCGTTGATCTGGCGGAAGTAGCAATCAACCCTGACCCGGAGTATCCATACTGCTATGCGATGCCTGTGGACTGCTTATTTGCTCGCCGCATCGTAAACTCGGTATGGCCTGTTGGCTACTACCCTTTCCCCTGCGATTACCAGTTGCCGCAGATCCCGCCGATACAGTTCCGCGTGATCAATGGATCTAGCGGTAGGCTGATCTCGACAACTGTCTCCCCCGCGAAGCTTGAGTACACCACCAAGCTCTCTACGTCTGAAATCTTCGACCCAATCTTCGTATCTTCTCTGTCTTGGAAACTGGCGGCAAAGATCGCACCTGCGCTCAGTCGTGATGCGAACATTGCGGAGAAATGCGAGCAGCAGTATCAGCTCGAAATCCGAAAAGCTGGGGCAGCCAGCTTCAACGAAGCTCAGCGTGGCCCGCAGCCTGAATCTTCCTTCATCTCGGTGCGCTCATGACCCTGCTCGTTCAGCCGTCTTTCAGCGCGGGCGAGATGGCGCCTGCAACCTATGGCCGTGTTGACCTGGCGCGCTACTACACCGGTCTGCGCACCTGTCGAAATTTCCAGGTTCTTCCCGAGGGGGGAGTCCAGAACCGGTCTGGTACGAAGTTCATCGCAGAGGTAAAGGGCAGCGCGAATTTCACTCGGCTGATCCCCTTCCAGTACTCGACCGAGCAGACCTATATCCTGGAATTCGGCAACCTGTATATCCGCTTCGTGAGCAATGGCGGACAGGTTGTCAGTGGTTCGGTCCCGTATGAAATCGCAAGCCCGTACACGACTGCCGATCTGCGCGATCTGAAGTTCACTCAGTCTGCCGACGTTCTGACCATCGTTCACCCGAACTATGCCCCCCGTGAACTGAAGCGTCTCGCTCCGACCAACTGGACTCTGACAACTATCGCGTTCCAGCCTGGTATCGCTGCGCCAACTGGTCTTTCGGGCTCTCCGCGGACTGGTGGTTCTGGAGACACAACGAACTATAGGTATCGGGTTACGGCAGTCAGTTCGAAGGACACCGGCTCGATAGAATCCTGGGCGAGCAATACCGTCACTGTCGCTAGTTGGGATGGCAAGCCGGGTGCCACCCTGTCCTGGACAGCCGTAACAGGTGCTGACCATTACAACATCTACAAGGACAAGTCCTCTGGCGTTTTCGGATACATCGGTCAGTCTGACACCACGTCGTTCAGCGACATCAATATCGCTCCTGACAACGACAAGACTGTTCCGATTGGATACAACCCGTTTACTGGTGGCAACAACCCATCGGTCGTAGGCTACTTCCAGCAGCGGCTAGTCTTCGCTGCCAGCAAGGACCAGCCTCAAACTATCTGGATGAGTAGAGTTGGGGACTTCCACAACTTCGGCTATTCAGATCCATACAAGGACGATGATGGCATCGAGTTCACAATTGCCAGTCGTGAGGTCAACCAGATTCGTCACCTCGTATCGCTGCGTGATCTTCTGGTGCTGACCTCTGGCGCAGAGTGGTCGGTTAGTTCCTCGAAAGAAACCGGTATCACCCCTGAGTCGATCTCTGTCAGCGCTCAAAGCTACTTTGGGTCTAGTGGCGTGATTCCTGCCGTCTACGCCAATACTGCGCTTTACATCCAGGCCAGAGGCGGGAAGCTTTCGACGCTCGCCTATAACGATATTGATGCCGGCTTCAGGCCAAGCGACGTGAGCGTTCTTTCGTCGCACCTACTGCGCGGGTACACCATCGAGGACCAAGCATTCACGCTGACGCCAAATGGCGTTCTGTGGATGGTCCGTAACGATGGTGTATTGCTCGGATTCACGTTCATGCCAGAGCAGCAGGTTTTCGCCTGGCATCGTCACGACACCGATGGTGAGGTTGAATCCGTAGCGACTGTTCCAGAGGGCGACGAAGATATCCTCTACATGATCGTCAAGCGCACGATCAACGGGTCTACCAAGCGTTACATCGAGCGCATGCAGTCACGCCAGTTGAACAAGTTCGAAAGCGGCGATTACGTCTATGACCGCTCGTTCTTCGTCGACTGCGGCCTGACCTACGACGGGCGCGGCACCATGAGCGCTACGTTAACTGGTGGGACTGACTGGAAATACCCGAACCCTCTGACCCTTGAGGCGCTGTCGGCTCCGTTCAACCCCGGGCATGTCGGGCGCTATCTGATCCTCTACGGCGGTGGAGACGAGAACAACATCGGCGATGTGCTAACCGTCAAGATTCTCGCCTATGACTCCCCTGGCGTCGTTTCCGTGGAACCTCAGACTATCGTCCCTGAGTCCTTGCGCGGGATATCGGCAACGCGCTGGGGCTTCGCCGCAACCACCATCAGTGGGCTTGGCCATCTTGAGGGAAAGACGGTTTCGATTCTCGCAGACGGAAACGTCGCGCCTCAGGCGGTTGTCTCTGGGGGTTCCATCACGCTGGATGGTCCTTCACTTGTTGTGCATGTCGGCCTCCCGATCACTGCGGAGATAGAGACGCTAGATATCACCATGCAGAACCAGCAGGCGTTTCTCGGCAACAAGAAGCGCATCAACCAGCTTGTCGTTCTGCTCGAGCAGAGCCGTGGCTTCTGGGCGGGCGCTCGGAGTGATCGTTTGAGGGCCGCAAGTGGCTGGGAATACAAGCAGCGTGCGACAGAGAACTACGGCGAGCCTATCGAACTGAAGACAGGCAAGGCGGAGATCAGTATCAGCACAGACTGGACGGACGATGGCCGCATCTTCATCCGCCAAAGCGACCCGCTGCCCATTACGATCTTGGGAGTTCTTCCGAATGTCCAGGCCGGGGGCTGAGCTTAGGGCTGTCGACGAGCAGATTATTGCTCACGTTGTGGCCAATGTCCGCGAGACGGATCGACTTGAGTTCGAGGCTATTCGTGGCGCCGATGTAGAGCAGGAGTTGCGCAACGCCCTGGAGCAAAGCGAAGAGGCATTTGTTCTGGTCAGTCGTGGTGAGCCTGTCGTCATCTTCGGGTGCATCCGATACGACGACCGAATCGGCGTACCCTGGATGATCAGCACGCATGCCGTTACCAGGCATCGCGCAGCCTTCCTCCAGGAGTGCAGGGATCAGATCGGCCGCATGCGTCAACGCTACGCGGCACTCATCAATTACACCGACGCCAGATATGAGCAGGCCCTGCGCTGGATGCAGTGGCTCGGCTTCGACATGCTCGATGCTGTCGAGTACGGCGTAAACGGTGAACTTTTCCACCCATTCACTATGCGAGGCGAACTATGGGCGCAGCATTAGCACCAGCAGCGGCGGCGGCTTCTGTAGGTGGGGGAATCCTTAGTGCCTATTCGCAGATTCAGCAGGGCAAGGATGCTGTACGCACCGCGAACCGACAGCAGGCCTATCTAAATCGCCAGGCACGCCAGGTGCTGGACCAAGGCGAATTCGAAGACGCTCAATTGTACGAGCAGGGGCGGCAGGTCGTTGGCGCCCAACGTGCCGGGTTCGCGGCTAACGGCGTAGACGTGAACAGCGGAAGCGCGTCCCGTGTTCAAGAGTCGACGATGAATCAGGTTGCCATGGATGCGGAGCAGGTCAGGCGCAACGCATTCAGCCAGGCGTTTGGCCTGGTCACGCAGGGTAACGAAGGGATTCGCCAGGCCCGCGCCGACTATCGCACTCGTCGCCTGAATGCCTTCAGTTCTCTTCTCACTGGCGGCTCGCAAGCCTACGGCAACTACAGGGCGCTTTCCTGATGGCAGCACAGATCCCGCAATATCGGCGCAGGGTAGGCTCTGACGTCGCACAGGCGCCCCGCGCGCTTGGCCAGAGCGTTGATGCGTCAGGCCTGGCCCAAGGTTTGTCGAGCGTATCCAACGCGATAACTCAGATATCGCTGAAGGAGAAACAAGAGGCCGACCAGACTGCGCTCATCGACTTCAGCACGAAGGTTGATCAGCTCCGAAATGATCTGATGTACAACCCAGAAACTGGAGCTATGACAAAAAAGGGCGGCGCCGCCCTGAATGTAACCGGAAAGACCGTCGGCGCGTTTGATGAGCGAACCGCTCAGCTTATCGACGGCCTGGCAAATGAGGATCAACGACGCCAGGCAAAGCAGTATGTTGCAAAGTCGAGGACTGATTTTGAGGGGACTCTTGGTCGGTACGAGTTCAAACAGCAGCAAGCGTATAAGGATCAGGTCGATCTGGCCGCAATCGCCACGGCGCAGAACACTGCGGCACTGAACTACAACGACCCTAAAGCTGTAGAGGAAAGCCGAAGCCGAATCGACGGGATACTTCAGCTTCAGGCTCAACGCAATGGCTGGGGCCCAGAGGTATTGGAGGCTAGACGGCAGAAGGTCGGCAGCGAGATGTACGCCGACGTTCTTCAGCGCCAAGCTGCCGAGGATCCATATCGAGCACAGAAAACTCTGAAAGAGGTCCAGGGCTCTCTTACTGCTGATGATCTGGTTCGTGTTGGCGGCATGATTGAAAGCAAGATAGACCGGCTTCAACAAAAGGCCGAGATGGCCGCTCTTCGCCGAGAGAACGCAGCTCAGCAGACGCTTAACAAGATCAATGCTCAGATAGCTAGCGGCGTACCTGCTAGCGATGAAATGTGGAAGGAGTGGAGTCGGTCAGTGCAGGGTACTTCTGCACAGAAAGATTTTCAGGAGTTGGTCTCTCAGGAGGTTGAAACTCAAAAGGTTCTCAACGGGATGCCTATTGATCAGCAGGCCATGTATGTGAACCAGAAAGCTGCTGAACTCCAAAAGAACGGGGGCACTCTTGCAGAGGCCAACAATCTGGCCCGCCTTGGCCGCGCTATAGCTGCAAGCAGCAAGATGCTTGGCGAGGCGCCTCTCGAATATTTCCAGACTCGCCTTGGCGGTGAAGTCCAACCAATAGACCTTAGTTCTGATGATCTGCCTGACGTGCTATCGCAGCGCATCACCGCTATTCGCAGCTTGCAAGACAAGTTCGGGCAAACGGTTTCAATGAAGCCACTACTGCCGCAGGAAGCAAAACAGCTTAGCGCACAGGTCGAAGGTATGAGCCCACAACAGCAAAGTGAGCTTTTTGGCAAGCTACATACTGCTATGGGTGATGATCGCGCCTATGCCGGGGCAATGCAGCAGATCGCTCCTGACTCTCCAATCAGGGCTCTTACCGGTATGCTAGCAGGGAAACAAAGAAGCCTTGTGACGGAGACAAAATGGTTCAGGCCTGATGTTGAAGTTACCAGCGGCGACGTAGCGCGCACAATGGCGACTGGAGAGAGCATCCTGAACAAGACGAGAGCGCAGAGGCAGGCAGATGGCGCATCGACAAAGTACCCGATTCCTCCAGAGAAGGAATTTGTGGTTGAGCTTGATAAACAACTAGGAGGGGTATTTGCAGGTCAGCCGCAATCTTATGGCCTTGCTCTCCAGGCTGTTAAAGCTTATTACACCGGAGCCGCTGCCGAGCAGGGAATTGCTAGCGCTGATGTTGACAGCGATCTTATGAATAAAGCCATAAAGGCCTCTATTGGCAGCGTCGTCGACTTTAACGGACAAAAGACGATAGCTCCTTGGGGTATGAGTGGTTCGGACTTTGAGCCTGCCGCTAGGGCAAGCATCGAGCAGTTGCTGGATGAACAAGGCGCATCCGATCTTGATAAAGCGATGATCGATAATTACACGCTTCGCCAGGCTCGTGACGGAGTCTACTACGTCATGCAGGGACAGCAGTTCAAATATGGCACGGACGGCAAGCCATTGATTATCAAGGTTGGTGGCCAATGAGCTTCATCGGTGACTTGGCGTTTGAGGATCAACGCGCGCTAGAAGATGAGGCGCTAGCCAATCCCGCAGTAAATGACACATCTCCAGATTTTTGGGATGGGTCGCTTGATTCTATTGGCACGGGCTTCATCCGTGGAGCGTTTGAGGCTGCATCGTCGGTAGAAGCAGGTTTTAACAATCTCTGGATCAGCGGGCTGGATGCCGCTGCATCTGCATTCTTGCCTGAGCCTCGCGGTGGCGGCACGCCTAGCGTAACTGATGCGGAAACAATGTTGCGCGATGAGCAGGCCAAGGCGAATGCTGAATACATCACAAACCTTCGACCAGATCCTGAAACTACCGGCATGGCAGCCCAGGTTACTGGCGAACTGGCAGCCGTAATCCCTCGCACCATCGCAGGTTTTGCTGCCGGGGGGCCAGTTGGAGGAGCAATTGCCGCAGGCGCTCCGGCTGGATATGCAGGCGCTATTGAGGCTGAAGCGCAGGGAATTGACCCTGAGACGGCTAGAATTAAAGGTGCTATCGACGCTGCCACATATGGGATTGGTGCACTGATGCCGGCAGCTAGGTTCGTCGGCGCTGCTGTTCCTGACTTTGCTGTAACGGTTGGGGCAAACGTCGGCCTCGGTGTTGCATCTCGCGGCGGGACTGCTGCGCTACTGGAAGCTAATGGTTACACCCAGCAGGCCCAGCAGTATAAGGCCCTTGACGCCACTAGCATGGCGGTTGACGCTGTTCTTGGAGCGGCATTCTGGGGTGTAGGGAGGATCGGCGCTCGCGCTCCTCAGCAAGATATAGACGCAGCACTGGCAGCAAACAACAGCGGCCATGCGCAAGATGGATCGGCCCCAGGGGCTCCGGTTGACCCTGCCTCATCAGTTGCCCATCAAAGCGCTCTGGACTTGGCTATCAGGCAATTATCCCGAAATGAACCCGTAGACCTTTCGCCTATTGCGCCTTTGGTGGATAGAGCCGAGTTCCTTCGCGGTAATCGTGTTGGGCCAGATGACGCGGCTATCCGCTCAGCTGCGGAGCAGGAAGTTATCCCGCTGATTCGCCAGGAACTTGAGGCGGAAGCTGGCGGACGCTCAGGCGTCATTAACGACTTAAAGGTGGAGCGCGCATATCTCAGCTCGGAACTGTCGCGCATCGCAGACACATTCAAAAGCCGCGCCAAGGACTTCCAAGGCCAGCGAATGTCGCGTAAGCAGGCAGAGTCTGCCGCTCGCCGCGCGATAGCTAGTGAGCGCGCTTCGCTTCAAACCAGAATTACCGAGATAGATCGAGTTTTTTCCGAGAACCGTGCAGCAGAGCGTGCAGCCGGGGAAATAAACCAGATTGACCGAGGTGAAATCCCGGCGCGATTCATGGACCGCATTGCTTCACGCGAGGCGGAAATTAAGGATGGTTATCGCAAGACCGCTCTTGTAAGCAGTGTCAGTCCTGATCGAGGCGCTGCACTTATGCGCCTTGCCAACGATGAGATTCGGAAAATCCTTCCAGAGCAATTCCCCAATCAGTCTGCTCCTGATGCTACCTCAGTGCGCACCCCTGAGCGTGATGCCGCATCCGCTGTAGATGATGCGCTAGCGAATCCAGGCCGAGGTATCTCTCGCGCCACGCCTCGCACCGACGAGGCGGCTAGGTCTGGCGGCCCAGAGAGTCAAGCAAGACCCAAATCTTCCGGGCGAGCCGATGAAAGCGAACTGGATCCAGTGGTTTCGGATTTGGTCCAGTCAATTATGGCAGGAGAGCGCGAAATAATGCTGCCCACTGGAGCGGTTGATGCGGACGGGAATATGGTCACTGTCTCGGCCCGCGAGCTACTTGAGCAGGCGGACGCTCAGGTGGCGCGCGCCGAGAATGACTCCAAGGGAATTATTGCTGCTGCGCTTTGTGCGCTGAGGTTTGGAAACTGATGAGACGGCAATGTATTCAAGCTGTGCAGCAGGCGATTGGGCGCCCGCTCAATCAGCCAGAAATCAAGGATATCGAGGCGCGCATATCTCGCAACATGAGGGAGCTTGCGCGTATCGACCCGAACTGGCAGACGCTTACTCGTAATGACCGGATTACAGCCGCTGGCCAGCGCGCCGCGAATGAACTAACCGCCGAGGCTGCAAAGGCGCGTCAGCGCACAGCGCTCACTATCCTTGCCCATGATCGCGTGCAAAACTTTCTAGAGGGGTATGACGGCAACCGTCTTGAGGCCTTGGATAGAATCCTAGCATTCTCTTCTGATTACCCAGGAATCCAGTCAATCGAATCTGCATCTCGCGCAATCCGAGACGAGGCAATGGGTCGCTTGCTAGATGTTATCGACCAGACGCGCGGTCGATTTCTTGGTCTTATCGCGAACCGCGAAGGCACCACTGCGCTGGTGCGCGAACTTCATGGAGAAGATTCCGGGGTTCCGGCAGCGCGTGAGGCGGCGCGCCAATACCATGAGGTTGCCGAGAGCCTTCGCCAGCGCTTCAATAGGGCGGGCGGTGATATTGGTCGGCTAGATGACTGGGCTTTGCCCCGTGGGCATTCTCAATACCGTATCGCTCGCGACCTTGCCGGCTGGGTTGACCAACACATGGGTTGGGTTGATCGCAGCCGCTACCTGAACGAAGACGGAACCCGCATGACGGATGACCAGCTTCGTGATTTCCTGACTCATGCCGGGACAACGCTAGCGACTGGTGGAGTGAACAAAGTCGAGCCAGGAAGGGTCGGCGGAAGTGGGATGCGTGCGAATAGAGGCAGCGAGTCTCGCCAGATCCACTACCGTGACGCAGATGCATACATGGCTGCGCAGGAAGCGTATGGCGACAAGAATATTATGGATCTGATGTTTGGCCATATTGACCAGATTTCTCGCGACATCGCGCTTGTTGAAACTTTAGGGCCGAATCCGAACCACGCGTTCAAATATTTCTCAGAATCTGCATTCCAGCATGAGGCTGTGTCATCGCCGAGAGATATAAGTCGGCGCCTTAACAAGCAGCGTAAGCGGCTAGATTACCTTTACACCGAGGTTGCTGGTACGCGCGAGCCGCCCGTCTCTGCGCGCATTGCAAACTGGTTCGATACATATCGCGGGATTAACGTAGCATCTAGGCTGGGTAGTGCGGTAATTACGGGGTTTTCTGACCAGGGAACAATCGCACTTACCGCAAAGATGAATGGCATGCCAGTAATGAGGGTCTTTTCCAATGAGGCGAAGATGCTCAACCCGCTGAATGACCAGCATCGCCGCATTGCCAGTCGCGCTGGTTTGGGCATTGACCAGCTAATGGGTAGCATGGCGCGCTGGGGGGCTGACGGTCTTGGCCATGACGCTGAAGTGGCAGGTCGAGCATCGGGTTACTCGCAGACAGCGGCAACAACGCTTCTCCGCGCGTCAGGCATGAATGCTATTGATGCAGCCAACCGGCGTGCTTTTGGCGCAACCATGATGGATGCTGTCGGATACCTAACGCGCAACCACGAATCCATGTCCTCTCTTGAAGCAGGGGATCGGGCAAGGCTGCGCAATATGGGTGTGACGGATACCGACTTCTCTGTTTGGCGCTTGGCTGAAACTGAAGACTGGCGCGGCATAGGAGACACCATCCTGACTGCGGGTAGCATCTACAGGATCACAGACGAGGCTCTTTCAGATATTTCCGCGCGAACACGTACCAGCCCGCAGCGTTTGAGAGACCAGGCCGCCACCAAGTTACTCGGCTCCGTTCTTGATGAAACCAACATGGCTATCCCTGCGCCAGGGGCTAGGGAGAGAGCATTCATGCATGGGGGCAAAGCCCGTGGAGAGTGGGGCGGCGAGCTTGCTCGATCCTTCTGGCAGTTCAAGTCCTACTCTGTGTCCATGGTCATGAAGCACTGGAAGAGAGCTTTCGCTCAGCAAACCGGCTGGGGAAAGGCCGGCTATATGGCGGCGATCTTCGCAAGCACAACTGTGCTTGGAGCTATTTCCCTTCAGCTTAACGAGATAGCCAGCGGGCGCGACCCAAAAAACATGCTAGACGCCGATGATACGACTGGTGTTCCAGGTCTTCGATTTGCTTTGGCTGCAATGCTTAAAGGGGGCGCCCTGTCTATCTATGGCGACTTCCTATTCTCGGATACGACCAGCTATGGAACCTCTCCGCTTGCAGCAATCGGAGGCCCCGTAGCCGGGGACATTGAGGCGCTATTCAAAATCAGAGGGACGGCACAGGACCTAAAAGGCGACCAGCTTGGAGGGAACCTTGTGAAATTCGCAAAGAGCCACATCCCTGGAGCAAACCTCTGGTACACCAAAGCTGCCACTGATCACATGATCTTCCACCAGTTGCAAGAGTACTTCTCTCCCGGCTACCTTCGTCGCATGGAGCAGAGAGCCCGCAAGGAATTCGGGCAAAGCTACTGGTGGGAGCCTGGAGATTACACCCCTCGAAGAGCGCCAGCCTTAGAATCTGCTTTTGGGCCTTAGCTGGTATTGGTTTTGATATGGAGATTTCTATGAGCTTTTGGGATTTAACTTCATTTATAGGTCTAGGCGCCGCCCTGTCTTTTGGGCAGACACACAAGAGAGTTTCATCTGGTTTATATGCTGACATTTGTGGGATTTTGATAATCCCGTGCGTCATATCAATACTTTGGTCTATGTCTCTTGTTTTTTCATGGTGGACTATAGCTATATTTTTGGTTATGTCGCTTGTTGTTGGTTTTATTAACGGTACATTTCTTAGGTCTGGCTTCGGAATGGAGTCACTTGTATCTATGCAGCCAATATTAGGTACGACGTTTGTTGTGTGTAGCATTTCTTCTTGGTGGCCGGCAATATCTAAACTGATTTAGAGATAGAGGCGCCATCAACCGGAACGCCTAGTCTAGTTAACCCCCCCCCAGAGAACCCCGCACTTCGCGGGGTTTTCGCATTTCTGGAGCATCGAAAATTGACCGTACCTACCAATACCAGCGTTGTTGAGTACGAAGGCAATGGCGTTACCACGGCATTCCCTGTGCCGTTCAAGTTCCCGGCCAATGACGACCTTGTGGTTACGAAAGTCTATAACGACGTTGCAAATGTCTTGGTGCTCGGAACTGATTACACAGTGGTGGGTGCTGGTGCGCAGAGTGGCGGAGCCGTTATCGCCACTAGCGCTCCTGAAAATGGGGCGACCATCAACATAACCCGCGAGCTTGAAACTGTTCAGGAAACAGATCTTAGAAACCAGGGTAGGTACTTCGCAGAGACGCACGAAAGCGTATTCGATTATTTGACTATGCTTATTCAGCAAGGATTTGCTGTTCTGGCTAGAACCCTGAAGCGGCCAGTCGGTAAAGACTATTTTGACGCGGAAAATCGAAGAATCTCAAGGGTAGATGATCCTGTAGAGGATGGAGATGCTGCTAACAAAGTATGGACTCAGCAGTATGTTGGGTCTTTGATCTCTAGCGGCACCGGACCGATTAACCTTGCTTCTAACGTCATCTATTTTTCTCCTGAACTGGTTCCGCATGTTCTACAGGATCTTTCTGGCGGATCTTCCTCTGATGGCGCGGCGCTAGTTTCTCGCGCAACTGTCGCTCTCGACTCTGTTTACAACCTACAGGGCGCCCGGAAGATTTCCAATCAACTGATGCGCGTTGCCGGCTACTACCCAGGCGGATCTGTATCTGGAAACTCAGCGGCCGCTGGTGGCGGCCTGTTCCGATGGGATGGCGCTAGACCGAAGTCTCAACACAATGGCGGCACCATCATCAGCCCGACCGTTCCATGGAACGGACTCCAAAGCACATTAGGTGCATACCTATTGGGATCTGGAGAAACTTCACCTGGCGAGAATGGCTGCTGGGTTCGTGTTGCTGATGATGTCAAGCTTGTTGACTTTGGTGGGGTTGTAAGTGAGTCCGTCGATTCATCCGCCGCTTTTTATGCAGCGCTGAAGTACTGCTTATCGACTAATAAGGAACTCTACCTGCCAGAAGGCGTAGTTCGCGTAAACTCTGCTGCTGTAATAGATGGTGCCACAACGATTTTCTCGTCTGTGAAAATTCGAGGTACTTTCAAGACAAGTGGAGTGGCTGCTGGTTATGTGGTTAGCAGAGTTGGAAGCCTGATCTATACTAATGGAAACAGCGCTCTAGACATTTCGTTCAACGACTTTAGGAACGAGAACTTTGATATCCGTGGAGTGGCATTTGTAGACACCTCATTCTATCCTCCGGGAACTCCTGCAAGCTCGAATCCTGCGATAATTATTAGAAAGGGTAATCCTGATGGCAGCAGCAATCGATATATAACTGGTAACGTTCTTGAGGACGTTGCTTTCGTTAGCTATCAAGACGCTGTGAAAACTATTGGGGTTGCAACAGGGTTGCCGACCTATAACTACGTTGGTCCAACCTCGTTGAATCGTGTGTACTTCTATAAGTGCGGAACCGCTATGCATCTTCAGGATTGCACGTACAATCATCTATTCCTGAATGAATGTCTTCTCTTTGATCTGTCGTCTCAAGCTATATTCCTGACAAAGACGGTTAGCGGGACTGGCGGCAACGTAGATGTAACGTTCAGCAATTGTGTGTTCGAATCGATTTGGGGGATTATGAATACGGCCAATGGGTTGACGTCTTCCACGAAACGTAACACGGCAGTTTTCAATTCTTGCAATAGAGAATTCTGCGGGCTGTACGGCCCGACAGGCGGAGGCGGAAACTTCGCAGGGAGTCCGCTTGGGTATATAGGTCACACCGATGTAATGATCAATGGAAATTGGGAGAGAGGTCAGGCTTTTGGGGAAACTGCTTTACCGGCAATCGATTCTGGTGCTGTTATTTTCGCGAGCAGATATGTTGATGTTCTTATGAATGGCGGCCAAGTTGGATCTCCAGAATACGTCAACGTTGTTGACGTAAGCGGGACAATTCCAGCCTCTGGCAGCCTGACCAAGACGTTCAATGTGAGCGGATCGTTTGTGTTGAATGCTGACGTCGCATATGACGACGGGTTTGGCGGGCACCAGAATGTAGTTGCGTATGGCAACCCTACTGGCTCAAAGGCGCGGGACGTGACAGGGACGATCATTTCTGCTGGTCTATCTGCGACCTACGGGGACGGACCGTCGGGTGCGGCTTTCACCGTTACGTTCAATAACGGGACTGCATCGCCGATCAATGTGAAGATCCGGGTCACGAACAAAGCAGGCTTGATCGTTACTGTTTCGTGA